GTTTAGGGAGGGACAGACCGTAGTGATATTTCTCCCCTTCCCAGCCCTCATAGATCACTACTAATCATGGGTTACCACCTTTCACTGGTCTTCTGTTACCAGTGATCTTTGGTTTGATTTTGTTCATTTCATTTCTCGTCTGTTTGCTATGACAAGATTTGCAATTTGATTCCCAAAGGCTCTTGTCCCAGAAAATACTGGGATCGTTACCCTTCGTGTGATGCACTTCAGTTGCAATAGTGGTTCGTCCTTCCTTTAGGCAGGGGAGGCATAACGGAAATGCCCCCAGGTGTCTTTTTCGTGCCCCCTGCCATTTATAAGTGTACCCCCTCCGATTTGATGACTCCCTCCTGTGTTTCTCGTGTATTCCCTGGTGTTTATCACAATACTGTGCTCCGTCTTCAGCACGAATCAACTCTTCACAATGATACACGTTACACTTTTTGTATGCTACTATTGGCACGGTCTATCCCTTCTGTTCCCAGCACCCACAATCATTTCAAAGCACCCCCATTTGCTACAAGCAGCACCCATCATTTTTAAAATACCCCCATAAATATTTATTGATGCGCCTGCCTCTTTTGTTCCTTTATTAGCAATCTTACCTGCGTAAATTACAGGGTTCCCTAATGATTACAACCGTTTATGCAGACTCTAAAAATTCTCAAAAAAACGACACTTTTAAGTCTCTGAAATCATGACGTTTTTTATTTGTGCCAACACCCCCCAGGGTTTATGAACAAGCACCCCCATTTTTTTCAGTGACCCCTGTAATTTATGTGCTTCCCCTGCCTCAACTTCAGGTAGAACCCGACGGGTTCTAAAGGTTTTTAGAACCCACTGGGTTCCGACGGGTTCTAAATAGGTCATAAAGCGTTGTGATAACTGAGGAACCCGACGGGTTCTGAACCCTAAGAATCCCATAAGAACCCGGATCCCCTCCCCTAGGAGGGGATCTCGGGTTCTGGCGAGGTATAAAAAAGTTTCCTTAACTATTAAATGGAATAGAAAGTACATTGTTTTTCTCCACAATTTTGCCTTTGCCAATTAATTTATTAATGGCAGTTTGACAAGTCTTCTGGTTGGTATAACCGAAGTCTTCCCATTGTTCTTTGATATCAGCTTTCTTGGTACCTGGATTGTCGTCAATGAAAGCAATCACTTTCTGGAAGGTGGGCACCTTGCTTCCACCATCTTTAGACATTTCCAGAACAACACTCGTTTCAGCCACTGCTTCTGGTATGTCAATGACAACAACCTTAGGCTTCATATACATCTCTTCAAGCAAGGCAGAATCCTTCATCTTAAGATTAGAGAGCCTGACAGTATCTTCACCTTCTTGATTTTGAAACACATTTACACTGTACTCAGAATCAACGGCTGCAGTAAGTGAGTAAGACCCTCTTGCCTGATCCTGATTCTTCTTGCCAGGATGGTGTACAATTTGAATAAAGTCTTCCTTGCCTATGTGAGCATCTATGTTGTTTAGAAATTTGCCTATGTCCTCAGAACTGTTCTCATTTCCACCTAAATTCCTGTGCAGAGTGTCTATAAACACAGCCATCGGTGTGTCCTTGGGGAATTTGGTTCTTATCTCAGCTATTTTATCACCGCAGATCCTTGCTGACTCTTCATTCAAAAGCAGAATAGACGTATTTGAAACATAAAAACCACTTTTGAACGACTCTTTTTCAAGGTTTATCTCATTCTCGTCAGCCCAAGCCTTGATCCGCTTGGCATAACCCTGATGACCTTCACCAATGATCATAAAAACAACACCCTTTTTCACTTGGTGGCCTTTCCACGGTATGCCAGTTGCAATGCAGAGTCCCCAGTCTAAAGCAAGGAACGATTTGTAACAACCATACGGGCCGTGAAGAATAGATAGAGCCTGTTTTTCAAGTACATCATCAATAATCCACTCCGTAGGCTTCAAATTCAGCCCCATTGCATAGCCTTCTAAGAATTTGATTTTTTCAGGTGCGGCAAGGATGTTCTCAGAAGCACGCTGTTCAGAGATCCAGCTTAAAATTGAATCAACTTCAAACTCAACATTGGAATACCTTGATTCATCCCTGTTCCCGGCATCCTCGCTCTCCCGATAAAGCCCTAAAATAAACTGTCTGACAACCGGAGCACTAAGTCCACGGCTCAAAAGGCTTCCGGATAGGGCAATGGTTGAAGGATGCATTCCGTCACCGGAGACAATGTTTGCTGCCGCATCGTCAGGTGAAATTGATACAATGGAGTGCCCATCACGGATCTGGCCTTCGGTCGGCATGTTATTGCGGCCATAGACTGTATGACGGACTTCTGTTAGTGGCTTTTTCGGAAGAACGTAATCAACACCGGTATCAAACAGATAAAAATAATCGTCAGTATGGAAAACCGAATCAGTCTCTGGTTTTGTGATGTACCATGCCTGAGAGAGGACATAATTTTCACGAGCAGGGTTTATTGGGATACTTTCTTTTTGTAGCTCTACTGTGATGTCCGTTGTGGCCAATTCCAATTCATCCTTAGTTTCGATCCCTTCACAGGGAATAACGGTGCGCCAACGGGTTTTTTCAGCGGAATTGGAAAAGGAAGGGTAAATCAGATGGTTCAGATTCAATTTTAAGAGGACATCGTGAATAAGCTTGGGCTCAGGTGCTGATTTGGGGTTTGTTAGGGAAGAGTCCCCATCAAGGGTGATCAATTCAATGCTTTTGATAGATGCATCGTTGCGGTAATCCGCTTCACCCCGAACAAAATAGGCTCCGAATTTTGGGGAGCCATTGTGTTTCCTGATTTTGAGACCTAATTCTTTTAGGGTGAATGATTCTACGTCCAGGTTTGGTTGGGCTGTTCCAGCGTGTGTGATGCCTAATTTGAACCGTTTTTGAGCACTTGGAAGAGGCACTACTTTTTTGTTCGCCATTTGTTCCTCCTGTGGCCTGAAAGGAAATGATCGGTGGGTCGGGGCCACACGAGCCCAGTGGCCTACTGGGTCGACCGACCCACACGATCCGAAAGGACAACTTTATACGACTTTTTACGAAAACGAAAGGCTTTTTTCAAAAAAGATTCTGTTATCATTGAACAAATCAGAAAAATTAGGAAGAAACCAAAAAGTAAAGTAAAATAAAAAACGACCCCAAAGCCCCGTATGGTGAATGCTGAGGATTAGGAGTCGGTTGGCTAATGTTCATGTCAGTACAAGCTAAAACGCAGCGACCCCTAAGTCTTTGAAACCGTAAAAAACGACCAAAATCACCTTTTTTTTAAAAAAAAGTAAAAAAATAAGTACTCAATATCATTACGTTTTCCAAAAAACGGAGCAACTCGAACCAGCCTCATTTTGGCTGTAAAACTAACTAAAACAATGAAATCATTGCTCTTTTATTGAGTAAATAGTTTTTTTTGGAAATTTCAACTTTTTTTAAAAAAAGTAAATAAAAAAAGACGCTCGTAAAAGCTTGATCTCATTGCTCTTTTTCAAAACCGCACTTACGTGGTCAGTTTTCGAACCATCTTTTTTTAAAAAAAGACTTTACTTTTACCCCTGAAACCACAATATTTAGGCTACCGGAGCTAAAAACCTCCGGGCAAAACCCAAAAAACCAAGGAGAACACAAAAACATAGCAGCCAAGCATCCCAGTCAGCCAATAGGGGGATTAAAAAGGCAACAACACCGGCTTGGCAGCCCAAAAGCAGCGAGATACAGCTCAGCAAAAATAAAAGCCTTTATTCAAGTCACCACAACCGAGTAGCGACCGGCCGAAAAAAGGATTTTCCAAGGCTTAGAACGATGAGCCAAGAAAAGCTTGCAACAACAAGGCGCAGGGCAGGGGCATCAGGAAACAGACAAGGGTCACAGGACCCGAGGCACCCCGGACAAAAACCAAGACCCGCACTTTCAGGAACCGAGTACTGAAACAGCCAACAAAAGCAAAATCATCAGATAGTGAGTCCCCCGAGCGAGGGGAACAATAGCGGACATTAGCAGGTGCTAACAACACAGGCGGTGCCAAGGCTATCAATACAAAAATCAACCCCATTATTTTCGGTGGTTGATATCTGCATTGGCTGGTGCCGGAAGGCAAGGGTCCGAATCCTTTGCATGCGGATATGAATCACTGAAACAAAAACCACAAACAAGGAGAGAAAAATGACAGACCAGGAAAAAATTGAAAATGCAGCATCTGAATTAGGACAATGGATTCAGTGCGCGGTCGGTGACATGGCTGCAGGCCAAACTGGTACATACGATTTAAAAACAGATATTCTTGCCGATGAAATGTACAACGATGTTGGCACGCTGGCTGACATGCTGGGTGACCGTATTCACGATGAAGGAGCACAGATAACCGGTAACAAGGCTGACCCTGAAACGCAGAAAATCACCAAGTATTGCATCGCTGAAGAGCTCAAAAAGGGTGCCCACACAGCAATGATCCAAGCACTTGAAAATCTTCAAAAAAATTGGAAGTAAACCAACCACAAACAAGGAGCTTAAAAATGTTAAATTTTGCCTTAGTAAAAACCAACCTGAATGAGCTGAACAATGGGCACTGCGGCAACGCAAACAACTGCAGGTACACAGGAGCCAGCGTCTGTTGGGCAATTCAAGACCACACTGGTCTTACTTACATCGCACTCAACAGAAAATACGTTGCGGAAGCTGTTTTGGATTACGCAAACAATCACTGGTCTGGTCGCACTGACGGCAAAGGCGATATCGGGCAAGGCTTCATAAACGACTTCAAATATCTCAATCTCGACTGGAGCATTCTGGAAAACTTCAAAGAAGTTTAAAGCCAAAAAGCAAGGAGATTAAAAATGGCTACAGCAACTTTCAAGATCGTGCACAAGCATGCGCACCAAGAGTTTCAGGTAGAAGTTTACGAAAATGGCATACGCAATGAAGCACGAACCTACTACACCGAATGGAGAGATGACGCAGAGCAGACAATGGCTGCAATGATTCTTGAGGAAGCCAACAACGCAGTTTAACTTTTAGTGTCAGCCCTCAGCAATGAGGGTTGAGATATGAAGTTAAGCAAGAAAAATACAAACAAGGAGAAAAAACCATGTGTAACAATGCTAACAATGGCTCAAAATGGATAACCAGAAAGCGTAGGTTTGCCATTTATGAGAGAGACGATCACCGTTGTGTCTATTGCGGGATTGGGATGGAAGACGCCAAAGAACCCTTCACCCTTGACCATCTCGTGGCGCAGGAGCTTGGCGGCACAAACGCTTCAACTAACCTCGTAACTGCCTGTAAAACCTGCAACTGCAGCAAAGGCTCAAAATCAAACAGAAGTTTTTTCAAATTCCTCGAGAATAAAGATGTAGATGTTGCAAAAATTAAGCATAGAATCAGGCGCAACGTGCGACGTGCCCTCAAAGGTAAATTTAGAATTTAAAAAGGCCACAAAAAGGAGACCAAAATGTCAGAAAACCAAATCAAAGAAGCTTTACGTGAACTTTTGGAAGGGATTGCAGCAGACTCTGAAACCAATGAAGACTTTATCAACGATGAAGCCTTGATAGACTGCTCGACAACTGATTATCATGACTCTGGTCTTTTGACTGGAGACACAGGACTGGTTCTTCAGCTTACTAATGGCGAAAATTACCACATAACAATTCAACAGAATGCCAACTAAAAACGTAAAAGCCCAAAAAACAAGGAGCAAAAATGACAAAGCAAGCCAATAAAGGAATCGTTGAGTATCCGATCTCCGTAAACTACAGAAAAGGCTGGGGTGAGTGGGAAGCAATTCGTGAAATCATGCAGAATGCCATGGATAATGGGTCTGCAAGCTGGAACATCAACAACGACACATCGCTCATCATCAAAGACGATGGGCAAGGAATCAGCTTGAAACACCTGCTGATTGGTGAATCCTCCAAAGACGGTATTAGCAGTGTAGGCAAATTCGGTGAAGGACTGAAATTCGGTCTCCTGGCTCTGGTCAGGGAACACAAAACGGTTGAGATCCGGTCAAATGGTTTGATTCTGGTGCCTGGTCTGAAGAAAATGTTTGAGACAGAGACCCTGACAATCAAATGGGCCAAGAATCCTAAGCCGGTTATTGGCACAACGGTTGCCATTCATGGCCTGGAAGACCCAAGCCGGTACATGCACAGGTTCCTCACAATGAGTCTTCGCAGCAATATGCAAGCACGGATCCTTACCAAGAGTGAACATGCCGGCGAACTGTACATCAAAGGCATCTACGTCAAGGATATTCCCTCAAAAGTTGGTTACAATCTCAATATGGAGCGAGAAAACCCCATGAGCGGTGATGTTGACATGCGTGAAGCTGAAATTCGCATTGCAAAATTGCTTGAAGCTACAGCTGACCGTGACGTCATGTCCAGAATGATCAGGACCTACAAGGAAAAACAGCATCGCAACATTGAATACTCTTCAGGAACATGGAGAACTTGGGACATGAAGCACAAAAGAATGTGGAAGCAGGAAGCAGTAAAGGCTTTCGGCAACTCCCACATCTGCATAGCTTCAAACCCAGACGCCTCAAAAAGTGCTGAGTATAAAGGGTTTGAGGTGCTTTACGATGCCTGTTCGTTTTTTGAAGGATTCCTTAAAAAAGACGTTGAAGCAGTCCCAAAGAAAAAGCACAAACAAAAAAATGTTGGCATGAGCGGTTTGAAAAGCAACGAAAGAGCCAACATCCGTTGGGCACGTGACCTGATTGAACGGGCCATGGAACAAAAGATCAAACGGCTTGAAATAGTAATTTTTGAGCAGGAAGACAGCAACACATTAGGGCTGGCCAAGTACGAAACCTTTATCAAGGTCTGTCCGGAGATGACTTCTAACAGGGAAAACTGCCTTGAGACGCTGTTACACGAGGCAGTCCACTATTATTTCGGTTGCGACGACCTGACACACAGTTTCGCTGTCAAGTTGGCTCTGATCAGCCAGAGGGTTATCACAATGACCTTGAAAGATAGTGTCAAACCTGCATCCAAGGCTGCTCCTCAAAAGGATTACGGCTTGGATCGTGAAAAGATCAAGTCTGACTGGTTGGAAATTTATGTGCAAGACTGTTTTGACGGTGATGACAATGAGATCTTCGGTGCCTTGGAAAACCGTCTTGACATCATGTGTAACCGGATGGCAACCCTATCAAGCATCGGCAAAACCTTTGGTGCTAAAGGCTGTGGCGGTAAGAAAAAGAACGTAATGGTGCAAATCGCTGCTGATGCTATCAGAGAATCACACAAACAATGACAAGTTGAAAGCCCACTTCGGTGGGTTATGGGTAGGATGGGAACCTGCCCACTGATGATACAACCCAAACTCACAAGCAAGGAGAAAAGTCATGACAGAACAAAGAATCAAAATTGCGGCAATCGGAAGTTTTATTCAGGTCAATGCAGACTCTTACCAGTGCCGGATCTGTGACAAGGTATACAAACGAAAAGGCAATCTTGAGGTGCATATCCCTACGGAGCACGGTGCAGAGCTTGACGCAAAAGCAACAGAGCTTGAAGCCAAAAATCTCGAATTTGAAATTCAGTTCATTATTGGTTCCATCGGTGGCGAAATTGAATCTAAAATAGCAGATTATGATAAAACCCTTGATGCTTACCTCAAATACATTGCTGAGTATGGGCCTTTATCAGCTGCTGAGTGGAAACTCACAAAGATGGCTGAAGCTGAAACGATTAGCATAGAAGCACAGTACGCAGAAAAAAAGTGGATTGAATATGCATCCAAAAAGGATTATGTGTCTTTTTTCCTTTACATTGATGACAGGGTTACACACCTAAAGGACCAGCTTCTTAGGTGTCCTCACCGCAATTCAAGTACAAACCAGATTGCAAATGCTGTAGAAGAGGCAAAATTCAATGCCAAATGTTATATGGTTAGTGATGGGTTTGGCTTTTTGACCAGACTGCGTTACGATATTGATAAACTCACCACTATGCTGGAAAAGCAAGTATCATAAACCCACACCCCACAGCACAAAGCAAGGAGACAAAATGCCAACAAAAACAGGAACACTCAGGACAGCAATTAGCGAACTGTACCCAACTGGATGGTTTACTACTGCTGATCTTAAAAAGGCGACAAAAACATTGGACTGTTTCGGGACTAAAGAGCTCAGCAGGACTTTGGTTTATCTGTTTAAACATGATTTTCTTGACAAAATGGGGATCGACGAGAAAGATGGTAGAGCGATATACAGCAAGAAAGACACTGTGTCGCCACCGAATGTTGTGGTTAAAGACTTCTTTGAGCATGTCCACTTTCTCATGAATAAAATGCAATCTATGAAAAGAGAAATGGCTGAATTTTTGGATGAGAGCCAAAAACAGGCAATAACCATCAAAAGGTTGGAAAACCAAATCACTATGCTAACCGCAAAAGAACGTGGCGAAAACACAGAAGAGCTTTTGAACCTTATCACTGAAATGACAAAACAAGCATGACCCACAAACCCAAACAAGGAGCAAAAAATGAAAGAATTAGACGTAACAACGAATCAGCTCAAGGCTATCGAAACACCAGAAGCAACCAAGTCTTTCAAACCGATCCCTCATTACGAACTGGTCAAAACTATCAATGAGCGAGTCAAAGAATCTGGCCATTCAATCGTTTCCAAACGGATAGATGTCACCAGAGAGGGCTTGCAACTGTTTGGCTCAATGGTGTTGGAAAGCAACAACAACCCCGAAACACAGTTTATGTTGGGCTTCAGAGCCAGCAATGACAAGTCAATTGCAATTGGCTTTTGTTCAGGGCTCAACATCATCGTTTGCGAGAACATGATGTTCAATGGTGAGTACATAACCTTCCGGAAACACACAAGCGGACTTAGCATCCCTGAGCTTGAGGGGTTGATTGACAAGGCAATAAAGGTTTTGCCACTGCAAAAAGAAGAAATGGACACTCGATTTGAACAGTACCGTGAGCATGAGCTCCCGGCTGACATGTTCAGGCTTATCACCTATGACTTTATGGCCAAGAAGGTGTTTCCTGCGAGTCAATTCAACAATTTCCACAAATGCTTTGATGAAGAATACGACAATGACGGTGGTCAGACACTGGCAACGATCCATAACGCAGCCACACGGCTGATCAGGAAAGAATCCCTGATGCGGATTGCTTCTGTTACCCCAACACTGACAAAGGTTACAGACGATTATTACGAACTTCTTGCTGCGTAGTTGACCCTGTTACTGCTTCCAGCCACGGCTGGAGGCAGTGGTGGCAATCAACCACAAACCCCAAACCAAGGAGATCACAATGAAAGCACCAGAAACAAAACCGACAGTAAAATTGACAGGCAAAGATGGCAATGCATTTGCAATCATGGGCAGAGTCACCAAGGCACTCAGAAAGGCTGGAGCTGACAAGGAATATGTTGCCAAGTACTTTGAAGAGTCAACAGCCGGTGATTACAATCACCTACTGGCAACGGCTATGAAGTATGTCGATGCTGCATAACGGAGGCAATCATGTATGATGAACAGTATTGCAACAAACACTGCCAGCCCTATGGGGCACACCTGCATGAGTGTCCTATTTGTGCTGGCGAGAGAATGCTAAAGGAGCAAGGACATGGGAAACAACTCACCCTCAAGATTCAGAAGGGAAGGAAGAAACGCATTTGAACCAATGGTCGATCCTGATGATTTGTGTCCATACATGGGCACGAGTTATTGTGCTAAAGAAAACAAACCTCACTGGATGGATGGCTGGAAGGAAGCCGAAGTCATATGGTACAATGAACAGAACGAACCAGATCCTTTCATGGAAAATAAATACATGTGTCCTTTCCATGAAAATGAAAAATGCAGAGGCAACTACTATCAAGGGCAATATGAAAACTGTAGTGAAGATGCTTGCCCGATAGTTTTTTGGATAAGAATAAACCCTTAAAAGCAAGGAGAGAAAATGAAAATCAAAAAAGTCCATTTCAGCACAATGTCACCCCTAAGATGTGATTGTGGAAACCTCATCAAGCAGAATGTTGCCAATAGAAAAGAAGGCAGGCTTGTTTGCTTCACATGCTACCGAATGAAACAAGCTTCCAAAGACCATTTCATGAAGACTGCCCGTGAAATCAGACAGAATCCCAACCTCAGAAGCCAGAGACGTGTTGAAAAGCACATACCATTGAGGAGGGCTAACGGGTGAAAACTTTCATAGGTGATTTCAATTGGCATGGAGAACAGCATATACTTTATACCTGTTGCAACAACCGAGGCAGAGCAACTACATCCCTAATCACCAAGCTCGCTAAGAAGCTTGAGAGGACCAGATCATCGGTGGCTGTCTATTTTCTTGGATCAAACCGTTTTAAAATTGAGGAGGTAAGGAGAAATGGAAAATCCGTATAAACATGAATTGATAATTGAAAAACATCTTAAAGAAATCAAATCAATCCTGCTTGCTGTCATGGCTTGTGTTGTTATTCAGACCACATGGTTCCTATGTGAAAAGGTACTTGACCCAGCAGCAGCAATAGCAGCAACTGCCTATGCTGTCAGACCAGTTGATATAGTCGCAATTGGTGGCAAGCCTGTTGGGTCTCATTATGCTCCAGCCATAAAGGTGGGGCTGGAATGAAAGACTTTGATAAAATATATTTAAAAAGGAGGAGCATTATGAAGTTTGAAATCAAGAGTAGATACTCTGGAAGTGTTCTATTTAAGCTCGAAGCCAAGTCGCTAAAACTTTGTGTCGAAGCTGCCGCTGGTGGTGGTGCCTACTTGCGTGGTGCCGACTTGGGTGATGCCAACTTGGGTGATGCCAACTTGCGTGGTGCCGACTTGCGTGGTGCCGACTTGCGTGGTGCCTACTTGCGTGGTGCCGACTTGGGTGATGCCGACTTGGGTGATGCCAACTTGGGTGATGCCAACTTGCGTGGTGCCTACTTGCGTGGTGCCTACTTGCGTGGTGCCGACTTGGGTGATGCCGACTTGGGTGATGCCAACTTGCGTGGTGCCTACTTGCGTGGTGCCTACTTGCGTGGTGCCAAGGGATTAACCTTTTCGACAATTGCCAGATTGTCGATATGTCCCCGTTCAGGTTCATTTACAGCGTGGAAAAAGGGAACCGGAGGAACCATTATAAAGTTAAAAATACCATCATGGGCAAGGCGGGTGTCGCCTGTTGCTGGTCGCAAATGTAGGGCTGAGTATGCGATTGTTTTAGGTATATACGACAACAAGGGAAATCCCGGTGGTGCCTGTGGCGGGTGGCGTAATGGTGGCGAGTTTAAATATCGCATAGGCGAAACAGTCAAGCCCGACTGGTACGATGCAAGCGCATTTGAAGAATGTTCCCACGGCATACATTTCTTTCTAACCAAGCAAGAAGCAGACGATTGGAATTGAACAAAAAAGGTGACCAAATGAATGGGAAACACACACCGGGACCATGGATATGGACAGGGTACGATTGCGGCTCTATTTGTATTGACCTTGGCAAAGATTCTAACGGGTGGCATATTCGGAAACGAATATGTGACATCAAGTTTATTCACACCCATACACTAAAGAGAGATGTTTGGGCAGAATGTAAAGCCAATGCTTGCTTGATAGCAGCGGCACCGGATATGCTTAAAATCCTGAAAACGATTGTAGTTGATTACAGGTTTGCAAAGGGGCATGAATTTTATTGTGAGAACATCGAAAATGCCGAAGCCGCAATTACCAAGGCTGAAGGAGAAAATGTGAAATCATGAAAAATCTAATCATGGGAACCTTAGATGGTATATTTACAATCTATATTTTACACATGCTGGGTCTTAATCCTGCTGATGGATATACCATCATGATTCTCACAATCACGCTCACATTCCTTTTTCCGATTTTTAAAAGGAGCAGCCCATGAAAAACATATACACAGAGTGCCTATTGACCGTTATAGCCATCCTTCTGATAATAATGACTGTTAGCCTGTACCACATTGAAAGATCCCTTCTGGTGGACTTCAGGCCAGTCAGAACCTATAACATTGAATATGATGTGGAAAGGGTTGGATACCTGACCATCATGGATGAACCTGAAAAGGAGGTGAACCGGTAAAATGTTACGTATCATTGATTAGAGGCAAGTCAAACCAAAAACACTAACTGCACAAGGAGCAAAGAAATGAAAATCAATTCAAAAAGTAGAAAAGCCGATGTGATTGAAGAGATCAACAAGCTGGACAAGAAGTTTCTGGGCAGTAAAAATCAGGTGGAAGTGGACACTGCCATGAGCAGGGTTGTCCTGCTTGAACTTTATCGGACGCTGAGAGAAGAAGCCGGCAAGTCAAATCCATCCGATATGGAACCTGCAAATGGTGACTCTATCACAACGGCCACCACAAAGCCCAGTGTTGCCAAAGCAGAGTCGAAGGAAAAAAATTCCAAACCTGCCGGCAGAGGCAAATCGACAGCTGTGAAGCCGGTGCATTTAGCCTGGACAATCAAGCTCAAACTGCTTGAAGAAGACCCGGACGTGGCCAGAAAGGTTTTCGTTGACGCCTGTGTAGCAGAAGGCATCTGCAAGGGCACAGCGATAAACTGTTGGGTCGTTGATGTTGAAACCATTACAGCACGCTTGAAGAAAGCAGGGGTGTTGTAATGGCCCTCAACGAGAAAAAGATTACTTCCTGGTTGGAAACAAAGGCAAAGCTGGGTGAATACAAGGCATTAGAGCTGGAGTTGCGGAAAGAACTTGTAGAAGCAGTATCAACACCCATCCCAGGAACATATCACAGTGAAACAGCCAAAGGCAAGCTCACTGCAACCGTCAAGCACAATTTCAAGGTTGATCCTATCTCCTTAACACACATCTGGGGCACCTTATCACGTGAAGAAAAGGATTGTGTTAAACAAAAGCCAGAGCTCATTCTCAAACCATTTAAACTGCTGCCAAAGGACAGCCAGCTAAACAAGGCTATAATCGAAACCGATGCAACACCAACCCTCGCATTCAAGGAGGTAAAAGATGGCAATTAAACTGACAACCACAAAGCAGCAGGCAGGTGTTGTAAAAGCACTTGTCTATGGTGCTGCTGGTGTTGGCAAGACTGTGCTTTGTGATACAGCGCCAACACCTATTATTATTAGTGCAGAAGCTGGTTTATTGAGCCTTGCCAGCAAAGACATACCAGTCATTGAGGTTCATTCTTTAGGCGACCTAAACGAGGCATTCCTGTTTCTTGAGGAGTCAAAAGAAAGCAAGCACTTTGAAACGATCTGCCTTGATTCAGTCACAGATATAGCTGAGGTTTTACTGACTGAATTGAAGAAGAGCAACAAAGACCCAAGGGCAGCATACGGTGACTTGGCAGACAAAATGGGTGAAATCATTCGCTCATTTCGTGATCTGCCAAACAGACATGTCTACTTTACGGCCAAGGTCAAGCGTATAGCCGATGAAGTTGGTGTCAACCACTATGTCCCATCTATGCCAGGACAAATGCTCATCACAAACCTTCCGTATTGGTTCGATGAAGTGCTGGCTATGAGAATCGGTATGACCGATGATCAGGTGCAGTACAGGTATCTACAAACACAAGCTGACCTATTTTGGGAAGCCAAAGACAGATCAGGAAAGTTGGAGGCAATTGAAGAGCCTGATTTGAGCAAATTGTTTGCTAAAATTCAAGGAAAAAAGTCAACCACAAAACCAAAGACAAAAACAACAAAAAAGGAGAAGTAAAATGGCCGAATTAAATGGTGTTTTCGATTCAAGTCAGCATGACGACCTTGGTGGTGCCTTTGACCCAATCCCTGCTGGAGAGTACATGATGCAAATCGTTGAATCTTCAATCAACGAAACAAAAACCAAAACAGGCAAATACATCAAGCTGACCCTGAAGGTCATTGATGGTGAGTACAAAGGCCGACAGATCTGGACGAACCTCAACATCGTCAACCCTAATCCGATTGCGGTTGAAATCGCCACAAAGGAGCTTGCAACAATCTGCCGTGCAGTAGGCAAATTGCAAATCGTTGACACAGCCGAACTTCACGGCATCCCATTTCTGGGCCGTGTGAAAATCAGGGCAGCTTCCGGAGATTATCCGCCAAGCAATGATATGGTCGGATACAAAGCCACTGGAGCCACTGCAACGGCACCTGCTTTTGTTGGTAGTAGCAATCCAGCACCGGTCGCTGAGACCACAGACCCAGACAAGGGCAAAGTCCCCTGGGCATAAACCTTTAGCTGTGGCTCTCCTTCCGGGGAGAGCCACTTGGAGGCAAAATGGGTTTATATGACAAGCCAATTTACATTGAAGAGAAAATCGATTTTGAATGTCTTGAATGTGGGCTAAAGATAACAGTTGTTGTTGAGCCTGAAGCAAAGGACAGGACATTCAAGTGTCTCGAGTGTGGAGGCACACTAACAAAGGAGCCAAAATGACAATAATTCCTCAAAGCATTATCAGGTTGAAAACAGAAATGCTGATAGAAGACCCACCTATCAAGCAGGTGACCAGGCCTTACATTGGCATTTCTGGCATTGGAAATGAATGCCCCAGAGCCTTGTGGTACGGCTTTCGTTGGGTAGCCATGCGTGAATTTGTGCCAAGGGTGCAAAGGCTTTTGACAAGAGGGCACCGTGAGGAGCCAATTATCATAGCCGATCTAAAGGCCATAGGTTGCGTTGTATCAGGTCGCCAGAAGACAATCATCACAGGCGAAGGCCACATCAAAGGCCATACTGATGGCATTATCGAAAATGTCCCAGATGCCCCCAAGACCCCGCACCTGTTGGAACTCAAGACAGCCAATGACTCGAATTTCAAAAAGATCGTCAAACAAGGTGTCGAAAAAGCCAAACCAGAATACTATGCTCAGTGCCAGTGTTACATGGACAAACTGAACCTAAAGAGAGCATTGTTCATTGTGGTTAACAAGAATACTGATGCCAGGTATTATGAGCGCATCCACCTTAATAAAAAGGTGGCACAATTCTACTTCGACAGAGCCATGGATATCATCACTACAGAGATACCGCCTGATAAGATAGGTGCTTCTACGTGGTTTGCATGCAAGTGGTGTGATTATTATGATGTCTGTCAATTTGATGGGCCAATCAGTAAAAATTGCAGAACCTGTAAAAGTTTGGATCTGCACCCAAAAGGCAGATGGCGCTGTTCTTTGCGAAAAGAGCCAAGAGGTGTAAAGAGACAGCGGGAAGGCTGTTCTATGTGGGAAAAAATGGAAGGACTCAAAAGGTAGGAGAGTAGCATAAGGAGAACAAAAATGTTAAAACTAAGACCATACCAACAAGAAGCACTTGATGCAGTATGGCTTTACTATCGGGCTGGTAAAAAAGGCAACCCATTAGTAGTAGCCCCGACTGGGTCTGGCAAGTCTATCATTATTGCAGGTTTTTGCGAACAGGTCAGAAAACTATGGCCTGAACAGAGAATTTTGATACTAAGCCATGTGAAAGAAATTCTAACCCAAAACTTGGCAACAATTCAGAAGCTGTTGCCCGACGAAGAAATTGGCATTTATGCAGCTGGTCTTAAGCGGAAGGAAATAAAGACCATTACACTGGCGTCTATCCAGTCTGCGTACAATCAAATGAAGCTGTTTGAAGAGAATTATGATGTTGTTCTTGTAGATGAAGTTCATTTGGTACCTCACAAGGGTGAAGGCAGATACAGAACAATGATGAAGGCCATTGACAAGCCAATCATAGGCTTCACAGCCACACCGTTTAGGCTTGGCACTGGGTACTTGCACATTGGTGAAGGTGCCATGTTTGATGAGATCGTATACAACATAACCATCAAGCTGTTGCAAAAAGAAGGACACCTTTGTCAGATTGCTGCCAAAGGCACACGTGAAACACTTGACCCAACTACTATTCAAAAGACTGGTGGCGATTACATTGTGAGAGACTTGGCTGAACGGTTTGACAAGTTTGCTGTCACCAGCAAAATCATTGATGAGTTGATCCTATACAAAGACCTTAGAAAAAAATGGCTTGTGTTTTGCATTGATATTAGCCATGCTGAGCACGTGACAGAAGAGCTTGTAGGGAAAGGTATCAATGCCAAATGTGTCCATAGCAAGTCACACGACAGATCCAGAACCATTTGGGAATTCAAAACTGACCAGAATCTTCAAGCATTGGTGAGTGTTGCTGTTCTGACAACCGGCTTCGATGCACCCAATGTTGACATGGTGGCCTTGCTCAGACCCACAGCATCGCCAGTTTTGCACATTCAAACAATCGGTAGAGGACTCAGACCATTCCCAGGCAAGAAAGACTGCCTGGTGCTTGACTTCGCCGGCAATTTGATTAGAAATGGGCCAATTGATAACCCTGACATAAGGGTTGCAAAAACAGGCGGTGACCCAATAATGAAAATGTGTCCTGATTGTTTTGAATTGTTGTACTCGGCTGTGAGACGTTGCCCAGTGTGTGATTATGAGTTCCTATTCCAGCATCACCTGTCTTCAACTGCTGGTGATGGCAATGTGTTGCAAACTGTGGAATGGCACCACGTTGATAAGGTTACATACGATGAATATTTGACAAGAACAAACATGTTCATGCTCAAAGTCAACTATTTCTGTGGTCTTAGGACATTCTCGGAGTATGTAGGCATTGAACATGGCGGTTACCCAAGGCACAAAGCAACCTTCTGGTGGAAAAGGAGACATCATAAATCTTTGCCGGACACAGTTGCAGCAGCATTAGAAATGGCACATGACCTAAAGGAGCCAGTGGAGATTTACGTTGATGAAGCTGGACAATATCCAAACATTAAAGAAATGAAATTTGAGGAGGGAGCATGATAATCATAGGAAGCGGAATGGCAGGGCTTTTAGCAGGTGCTGTCAACCAAACCGCAATCATTTTCGAAGCTGGTGAGAATTTGCCAGACAATCACAAGGCTGTTTTCAGGTTGAGAACAGACGCCATAAGCCGTTTTACTGGCATCAAAATGAAAGAAGTGACAGTGCATAAGGCTATATGGTTTGAAGGCCAGGAGAGGCAAATAACACCACGTCTGGCTAATTATTACTCAATGAAGGTCATAGGTTGTATTCAGCAAAGATCCATCTTGAATGTAGCCCCTGCCAAAAGGTTTATTCCACCAAGAAATTTCGTTGATCAGCTTGCTAAAAAGTGTGAAGGCAGAATCAGATTTGAATTCAAGGTGGAGCGAATAAACAAGAGCTTCATTGAGTTCTATAAACAGCCATTATGCAGCAAGTGCACTGACAGAAAAGACACACCTGTTATAAGCACCATGCCTATGCCTGTTTTGTGCGATGCCATTGGGCATGTCATATCACGTGACAAAGATGGCCTTAAACCAATCAAATTCAAAACAGGCCCAATAGTCATAAATCAATACACAATACACAACTGTGATTCTTATGCCACAATCTATTATCCAGATCCTAAAATGAGTGCATACCGTGCCACACTTGATGGCAACAGACTCATTGTTGAAGGTGTAGAGTATTTGACATCTGCTGAAGTTCATGAAGTTATGCAAAGCTTTGGCATCAAAGATGCAACAGGAACTGTTATAAATCAGAGACACAAAGCCGGCAAAATGTCGCCGTTGGATCCAGATGTTAGGCAGGCATTCATATACAACGTCACCAAGGATCTCAATGTTTACAGCCTGGGCAGGTATGCCACCTGGAGACCCAGTGTAATGCTCGATGATGTCTTTGAGGACATCTTTATGATCACAAAATTGATCCAACAGAATGATTATGAGAAATTTAAATACATACAAGGAGAGTGAAATGGACATCAAAGACCTAAAAATGTCTATCGCATTAACATCAAAATCAATCAAGAAACAATTGACAGATCTTGAAACTATCTTGGAATCAGAAGGGTTGAAGATTCGATCTGTTGATATTAAAATGACGGACTGGGACATATCAACATACAGAGGGAGTGAGACACTTAAAGAGATACAGCTCGTCAAAATTGAAGTGGTGTTTTAACCCATAATTTACAAGGAGGAGCAAATGCAAGAATCAGTCAAATTGATCAGCTACACGAAAGATGCCCTGGAGTTGTTGCTTTACACCAAAAACACAAGGTTAGAAGGAGGAGAAACGATAAACAACATAAAAGCATGGCCCATGGAGAAGAAGCTGGAGCACCTTGAGTACATGCGCAATACAATCAAATCCAGCTGGGAAATGGTCGATTTTATTTTCGAAATCAAAGGTGTTGATAAAAACTTCACCCATCAACTGGTCAGAACCAGAACAGGATCGTATGCCCAGCAAGCCCAAAGGGTTGTGGATGCAAGGGAGTATCCTTATAGCCATCTTGTTCCTGAAGAAGATTATGATGAGGCAATTCAACACTGCCAGCAGGTTTACGGAGACCTAATCGACAAAGGCTACCAGGTTCAGGATTGCAGAGGTGTTCTGCCTGGGTCAATCCACACAGAAATCATCGCCAAATTCAATCTGCGCACCCTTCACGACACTGGCCTGGTAAGGCTATGCAAACGTGCTGAAGGCAGTTATCAGAGAGTGTTTGCACTCATGAAACAAGCAGTTGTTGATGTTTACCCGTGGGCCGAAGACTTCATCAAGGTTGCTTGCGCCTGGAACGGTGTTTGTATTTTTCCGCTTTATGAAGCATGCCCTGTAAAATGTTGGACAATCAAAGCAACCCAGTATCAGCTTGACAGGATACAAAAAACATGGTCTGAAACAGTGCACGTAGCAAACCCTAAAGCCAAAGCAGGGAGGACAATGTAATGGATGCAGTCATATTTGACATCGACGGAACCCTTTCCATCATAACGGAAGAGAGACAAGAACTCATCAAAAAGCGCAGTTGGGACAAGTTCCATCGGCTCAGCATTTGTGCACCTGTGAATGAGGCAATCAAAGCCAAACTGTTGCATTATTGGGCAAGACGCAACACAGAACTCGTTCTTCTAACAGCCAGAGCAGAAAGGTGGAGAGAATCAACAATCCACTGGCTTGAGAAGAACGATATACCTTTCGACAGGCTGTTGATGCGTATAAATGGAGACAGAAGGCAAAGTTTCCATAGTAAAAAAGAACACGTTGAAACACTCGTAAATTTTGAAGCACGCAATGTCATTGTGGCCTATGACGACCGCCAACAGGACATTGATCTATTTGAGTCAATGGGAATCAAAGCAATCAAAGTGGAGGGACAGAATGAGCATTTTTGATACAGTGAAGGCACTGCCTATAGACAAGAATAGCATCTACATACAGCATGAAGATCGTGATCCCAAGGCAAGCAGCCTTGATGGCTTCGATAAGAACCAACGGATACTGATGGGCCAAGATACCAGAAACTGGCTTCACCTGTATCGTATGCTCACACTGTTTAAATTTGTAACGGATCATACCAAGCAGCACAAAGGTGTGGTGGCTGACATTGGTGCTGCTTATTGTGAGCTGCCCACTTTGTGCCAAACATCTGGCATAAAGTATAATTACTACTGCTTTGAATTTGATTACAAAAAGTTGAAAACAGTTTCAAAGCGAACAATAGGCAAATTCAATAGAGTGCTGGTTAGGACTGATCTCAGCCGTGGTATTCTGCCTTTGCCAGATGAATCAGTAGACACAATGGTTTGTGCTGAGTTTGCTGAACACATCAAAAAAAGTAGTTGGATAAGGCTTTTGAAGGAGCTAAATCGTGTTTGCAAGCAAGGTGCATATGCCATTCTAACCACCCCTAATATAATAGCCGGTGGCACTCCGCAAGTAGACCACATATATGAGTATGCCCAAACAGAATTTGGTGAGCTGCTTGATGCAGCTGGCTTTTCTGTGTATCGCAAATTCGGAATGGGAAGCAAAACAAATATTTTGAAATTCGACAAAACCATGCTGTCAAACAGCCTATACAAGCATGCCAGAGAAAATCTACCGACTGGTTTTGTGAAACCATTGATTGGCACTGAAGATATGGACAATTGCAAATTGTCCATATGGTATTGTAAAAAGGACAAGGAGTATGATATAGATGCAATCAATTCAATTGACTTTAGTGAGTCTGCAAAAAGGCAATGGAGGGAAGCAAAATGAGCATAGTAAAATTCGATAAAGTCAAATTGGCCGAGATCTTGCGTAACCAGCTTGGCGACAAAGTAGTTAGCATTGACATTGATGAATCAAAAAGCAATGTAAATGTTACCTTTGACAATAATGACATATTTGATACAGTCAAAGCACTGCCGATGGATGCATATGGTGTGTACACAAAGAACAAACGATGTGACACCAAAACAAATCACCTTGAAGGAAGCGACAAAGTGCAAAAAATATTTTCGGGGTTGGATACTAAAAATTGGTTGCACATGTACAGAATACTCATAAATTTTAAATTCTTGTTAGACAATGCCAACCCACAGTCTGTAGTAGCTGATGTTGGGGCTGGGTATTGTGAACTGCCAATGATGTGTCAAACATCTGGTAAACGGTATAATTATTATTGCTTTGAATTTGATTACAAAAAGTTGAAAACAGTTTCCAAACGCAAAATAGGTAAATTCAACAGGATCCTTGTCAGAATCGACCTTAGTAGGTCTGCTTTGCCGATGCCAGATGGATCAGTGGATACATTGGTATGCACAGAATTTGCTGAACACATCAAGAAAAACAATTGGATCAAATTATTGAAAGAGTTAAATCGCATTTGCAAACAAGGTGCACATGCCATATTTAGCACCCCAAATATAGGCGGTGGCGGTATCCCACAAGCAGACCATATATATGAGTATACTCACACAGAGTTCTCAGAACTTGTTGATGCTGCTGGCTTTTCTGTGTATCGTAAATTTGGTATGGCGCCAAGGAAAAACATTGTAAAATTCGACAAAGAGTTATCATCAAACACCATATACAAACATGCTAGAGAAAACTTGCCAACTCAATTTGTCAAACCATTGATAGGCACCGATGATATAGACAACTGTAAAATGGGAGTTTGGTTTTGCAAGAAAACCAAAGAATATAATGCAAATGCAATCAAAGCAATTGATTTTAGTGAATCTATGAAGTGCAGAGAAGCAATAGAATCAGCAGGAGGAGCCAGATGAAACCAGATGAAATTCTCGAAAAATGGGCCAAATTTTTCAAAAAGCGCAACGAAGAATATGGGTCGTCATACTTACGCCACGGGGAAATAATGAAGCTGCTTTTCCCCAACGGCATCACACTTGAAACAGCCGACCATTTTTATTACTTCCACATTTTCGTATTAGAACTTGTCAAGATCATTCGCATTGCAAACTCAATGCAGGCTGGCACTTCAAGCCTTGACTCATGGAAAGACCTTGCAGTTTACGCAGCTATGTTTGTTGAAAAGGAGGAAGAGAATGACTAAAATCGTTATAACTGGAGCAGCATCAGGACTTGGATATGCTATGGCCTTATCATTGGGATATGAGAGTGACACACTGATATTTGGACTTGACATAGAAACTGTTTCATCACCGGTCATCGATTTCAAAATATGTAATATCAGTCAGGAGCATGATACACTGAGAGCAGCCGAAATGATAGGCGATGTTGACATTCTTATCAATTGTGCTGGAGTAAATTTTATTGACTGGATCGAAAACACAACCGGCCATGATTGGGATCGTATCATGGGCACAAATGCCAAAGGCATATTCAACACCGCCAAGGCTTTTATGCCAGCCTTGCTCAAGTCACAAGGAACCATTTTGAACATCGTCAGTAACGCATCTCACATGCCTATGACAAACTCCATAGCATACAACGCAAGCAAGGGTGCTGCTCACATTATGACCCTGCAAATGGCCAGGGAACTGGGCCCAAAGGGCATCACTGTATTTGGGATCTCACCGAATAAACTGGCCGGCACCGGTATGTCAAGATACATAGAGAATACGGTGTGTGGATTAAGGGGTTGGACACCTGAAGAAGCAGCAAAGTACCAGCTAAGCTCACTGCCGGCAGGTGAAGAAACAAATCCTGCTGTGTTGGCTGAGTTTATTACTTTTATATTGTCAACCAAGGAACGTCATAAATTTTTGGCTGGGACAATCCTGCCATACGGAAAATAGGAGAGACAAATGAAAATTGATCAAATTGCAATAGGTACGGATGCACCGAATACTATCATAGCTGTCCTCAACAGCATATTCGGATTGAATGAATGGGCTCACGATGTTGTCGTTGCGAAAGGCACTGTTTTCAATCTCTCAGCAACGAATGAAGCTGAATTGCACTTCAATTATCAACTCGGCATTGAAGTAGAAGTGCTTCGTTATAAACAAGGAGCCAATTGGCATCAAAACAGGAACCACAATAATGCCATTGCCTTTCTGAGCCATGTAGGCATGCATTGCACAGAAGAAGATGTTGATGTTATGAAAAAATCGATGGCAGAAATGGGCATTGGGATAGCGCAGGAAGTCAACACGCTGTCACATACGAACCCATTTATAGATGGCAAACGGCTTTACCACTATGTTGTGTTTGACTCGAAAGCGAAATTAGGTGTTGATGTCAAATGCATTGTGAGAAACATGCTCACGGAAGGAGAAAACAATGACTGACAAACACAAAAAAATAATGAGGTATATGAGATACGTGGACAGCTCACTTGCACCTGTGTCTTTACAGGTTGGCATCACTGACCACTGCATAAACAAGTGCTACATGTGTGGGCATCCGGACAGAAAAGACAAGACTGAATTGGATTTGCATGATTGGCTGTTCTTCTTGTCCAGCCACCCGGAGATAGAATCTGTGTGCTATTCAGGAGGTGATCCTGTTTTATATTCAGGCATCAATGAAGTGATGGCTTTTCACATCAGACACAACATCAAATTCGGATTGATCACAGCTGGATACTTTCCAAATGCTGATCTTGGTCTATTGGCAGAAGCCAGATGGGTGCGTGTCAGCCTTGATTCAGTCACACCAAGCATTTATGACGAATGTAGAGGTGGCATCAGTGTCAACAAGGTTATAGACAGCATTTTGCAGGCGAAAGTTCAAAGTGTCAACATAGAATTGAACATAACAGTCAGCGAAAAAACAGTCCCAGGCCTAAACAGGCTATTCGAATTTGCGTTGATAAACCAATTGAATTTGGAGCTTCACCCTATATATGGTGGATCGATACGTAAATTGGGGATAGACGATCTGCTGCACGAATACGCAAATGCATTTTCTAAAAAAGGCATCCCATTTGATGTGATATGCTACAACGATTCACAGCCAACCAACAAATGCAAAGCTGTTTATTACCAGTCTTTCATTGATGCGAAAGGAGACATTTACCCTTGCTGTATGATGGCTGGTGACACAACTGATTCGCCACAAGGGCCAAAGGTTGGCAACATTTTCCATTGGGGTGAATATCTGGAAGCAAGGGAAATATTCTCAAATTTGACAGCAGAAGAGCTTCCAAAGATGTGTAGTACTTGTCCAGAAAGGCTACGCCTGATAAACAACACCATTGGCAGTGACTCAAGGCACTACACGAAATCTTTTTTCTAAGGAGGCAGCATGTCAATAATTTTTGTCGACACAGAAACCACTGGATTGATTGAGACCGAAGGCAACGACATCATGAATCAGCCTTACATAATAGAAATATTCGCACTTAGAACCAATGAACAGTGTGAGGAAGAGGATCGTTTCCATGCTTTGGTGAAGCCACCCAAGCCGTTGCCAAAAATAATAACAAAGATCACAGGGCTTACTGATGAAAAGCTGAAAAATGAAAAACCATTTGCCTCTATTTACAGGCCACTGGTAAACATATTTTTCGGTGTCCATACATTCGTGGCCCACAATGCTGTTTTTGACTTAGGCATGTTGACCAATGAATTAACAAGGATAGAAAGGCAATACATGTTTCCATATCCGCCAATCCATTTTTGTACAGTTGAACAGTCTATGTTCGTAAAAGGGCACCGGCTCAAGCTTGTAGAGCTGCACAAACTTGCCACAGGCAAACCAGAAATAGAGAATGCCCATAGGGCTGAATCCGATGTCATGGCTATGGTTGCCTGTTATAAATGGCTCAAACAACTAAAGGAGAATAAAGGAAATGACCTGGCTTAATTTGCATACAGAATTCAGTTTCGGCTCCGTTTTTGGCCACATAGAAAAAGTGGCTGAACATGTTGAAGGGCAAGCATTTGCAGGCATTGCAGACTACTGTTCAACATGGGGCCACGTCAAATGGAGGAAGTTTTGTCAGAAAAATAACGTCAAACCGGTCTATGGAGTCAAGTTACCTGTGGTGGATCAACTTCAAAGGGAGGTGAGAAGGTATCCATACAATGACATGACGTTCATTGCTATAACAACAAAAGGTCTGCAGGCCATATATCAGCTTGTAGATTTTGCCCATCAACAGTTTTATTACCGTCCCAGATTGACTTACGACCAGGTCAATGACCTACCGGCTGAACATATTGCCGTTTTTTCAGGGATAGCGCCAAGAACAGACCTTTTGAAGAGGCATTTTTACTTGGAGCTAACCCCTGCTACGCCTGATCATTTGAGGCAGGTCACAGATATCCCAATTATTGCTGGGTGTGACAACTCATATATCAACCCGGAAGACAAAATTGTGTATGAGCCGTTTGCGCATGAGCGAAAAATTGAGCGCAAAACCTCATCACAATACATCATTAGTTGGAATGACTGGTGGGAAATGTATCCTGGCTGCAAAGAAGGCATAAAAAACCTTATTGAGCTTGGAGAAAAGTGCAATGCCGAGCTTACCAATGCGGACATGGTCAAATTTTACAAGAAAGCAGACATACACAAGCTATGTTTGGCTGGTGCCAAGCGTAGAAAAATTGATTTAACAGACCCAGTTTACAAGGATCGGTACGATTTTGAAATGAAACTCATAAAAGACAAGGGTTATATTGATTATTTTCTTGTAGTTGCTGACGTTATCAAGTACGCCAAGACAAAAATGGTTGTAGGCCCAGCACGAGGAAGTAGTGCCGGCAGTTTAGTGTGTTATCTCATGGACATCACAGAGGTAGATCCAATACCTTACGGGCTTTATTTTGAACGATTCATTGACATCAACCGTTTTGACTTGCCTGATATTGACGTTGATTTTCAAGACGACAGAAGGGATCTGATAATCAAGTATTTGCAAAGAAAGTATGGCAAAGAAAACGTGTCCCAGATGGGTAATGTCAATAGGATGAAGCCGAAGTCAGCAATCACAAGGTTTTCCAAAACACTAAACATACCGATTGAAGATGTGATTGAAATGAAAGATGCCATCTTGAAACGATCTGGCGGTGATTCAAGAGCTGCTTTGTGTATAGAGGATACAATCAATGAAACTGATGTAGGCAAACGGTTCATCGAGAAGTATCCAAGCATGAAGATCCTGTCAAAAATAGAATCACATGTGAGCCACGCTGGAATTCACGCAGCCGGCATTCTTGTTTGCAACAAGCCTATCACAAATTATTGTGGCATCAACAGCCGTGATAATAAACGCATTGGCATGCTGGATAAAAAGGATGCGGAAGCTATTAATTTGCTAAAAATAGACGCATTAGGACTCAGGACATTGACGATCTTTGCCAAGGTATGCGATTCTATTGGCAAACCTTATCCATGGCTCTACACAATTCCTTTAGATGATCCTGATGCATATAAAGTGTTCAATGATCAACGGTTGACTGGCATCTTTCAATTTGAAGGCCACGTTTCAAGGTCTTTGAATAAACAAATGCCAATAGAAAACATGGAAGATATATCAGCATTAGTTGCTATCGCTCGGCCTGGTCCTATTGTATCAGGCGGTGCCACTGCTTATATTGAAGCCAGAACAGGCAAACACAAAGTTGAGTACATAAGCAAACATCCAACCGTGATAAAGGCAACCAAAGATACATTTGGTGTTGTCATCTATCAGGAACAGGTACTGAACATTGGCAGAAATTACGGTGGGCTCAGTTGGGCAGACACCAGTGAACTAAGGAAGGCAATGAGTAAATCTTTAGGTGAAGAATTTTTCGATCAATATAAGAAAAAGTTTGTTGATGGCGCTATCAAGAAAGGAGAAACAGAAGAAGATGCTATAAAAGTTTGGAAGTACATAAATACCTTTGGTTCATGGGGGATGAATAAGAGTCACACCATTAGTTACTCTATTATCAGTTATCTGTGCGCATACCTCAAGGCTCATTACCCAATGGAATTTGCTGTGGCTTGCCTCAATCATGCCAAAGACGATCCATCTGCGCTGAAACTGTTGAGGGACTTGTATGAAACTGAAGGCATTGAGTATGTGCCTTATGACGTCAAACTCAGCGAAGTTAAATGGTCAGTGAAGAAGGGCAAGCTATATGGTGGCCTGACAACCATCCATGGCATTGGCCCAGCTAATGCCAGGAAAATAATCAAGTTGAGAAAGGAAAAGAAAAAATTCCCACCTGGCATTCAGAAAAAACTCAAAGAGGGTATCACTCCTTTTGAGTTTCTGTACCCAGCCACTGAAAAGTATGGGGAATATTACAAGACCCCGAAAGAATTTGGTGTCAAAGGCAAAATCAAAACAGTCAGCCAAGTCACCAAAAATGGCAAGTATACTATCATTGGTTGTTTGATCCACAAGAATCTAAGGGATTCAAACGAGATTATGAATGTGTCAAAAAGAGGTGGCAAGTATTTGGATGGGCCAACGTCTTGGCTCAACTTGACGTTAGAAGATGACACTGACAATATAATTTGCACCATAGGCAGGTTCGATTACGAACGTGTAGGCATACATATAGCTGAAACAGGCAAAGAGAACAAGGACTGGTACATGGTATATGGCGTAATGAAGAGTGATTGGAGAAAATTATATGTACAAAACATAAGGAGGATCACAAAGTGAAACATAAAAGCAAGCTTGTTCAGTCGTTTGGCATAAATAGCCACGATGACTTTGAGGCTTTTAGAAAGGCCATCAACCCCAACCCTACATGGACTGCCATTTACTATAATGTTATTATGTTGGGGACGACTTATGAGAAAGCCGGTGAGCCGTTTGCAATGACTAAAATGGCAGTTTATTTTCGTTTAAGAAAGGCAAAACATGATTACGACAAAAGAACTGCCAAGTGAGCACATAGAGCAAGTGCTGTTTATCCAATGGGCATACAGGAAAGAATTGCCTGTGTTTGCAATACCAAACGGTGGGCTCAGAAATAAAATTGTAGCAGGAAGATTAAAGCTTGAAGGCACAAGATCCGGTATACCAGATCTATTTTTGCCTGTTGCCATTAAACCATATCACGGATTGTTCATTGAAATGAAAAGGCAGAAAGGAGGATCACTAAGCCCAAACCAAAAAGACTGGATAAAGAAACTAATTGAGCAAGGATATAAAGTCATTGTCGGCAAAGGAGCAAGTTCAGCCATCGCTCAAACGGCTGAATATTTATCAATAAAAATTTAATCCGGTTCCATCGCTCTTATCGCCACTTGGTAATTTGTTTGTCCATCAATTACACCCATCCATTGTGCTGGTTCGTCTTACCAGATCTGGATCATTGGAAGAGCCAAGTATGTTTGCTATGTAATTGAA